CTGGACGCCGTGAAAAAAAAATATCCGGCCTTCTGAGCTCTCAAGATCGGGCCGTCGATCGGTGGTCGGTTCGGGCCGTCGATCGGGCCGTCGATCGGGCCGTCGATCGGACTCGATTTTTTCGCGGCCGACTCGCCCAGGCCCCGCGGATTTTCGCCGCCGGGGCGGGTTGGACCAACCAGACCAACCAGACCAACCAGACCAACCGTTGACAGCGGGTACACACTGTGTCTACCGTGCGGGTAGACCACTGACACAGGAGGCGGTTATGACCGCAGAAGAGAAGGGCATCGACATCGTAAACATGCGCCGCAACCTCAAGGTGGCGTGGTTGGCTGGCGACGACGGAGTGGCAACGCGATCGTGGGAATGGTCAGAAGCCGAACTGCTGGACCACTATCGGGGGCTCGTCTCTTTCTGGTCTCACGCCCATGAAACCCTCGCGGGCCCACTCCCTGACATGAAGGACGTGCGACCCGTCCACGACAAGACACTCGGTCAGAACATCTTCCCCACCGAAGGGGAGGCGTGATGTCATGGGTGTACGTCCCACAGTGCTCTCATTGTGTACCGGCTACGGAGGACTCGAACTGGGGCTCCGAGCAGCTGGCCTCAATCCTCGCGTCGTCTGTTACGTGGAGAGGGAAGCCTTCGCCGCCGCAAACTTGGTTGCGGCGATTCAAGCGGAGGCCATGGATCCGGCTCCTGTCTGGACTGACCTGCGGACATTCGACGCACGGCCCCTTGCAGGGCTCGATCTGCTCCTCGCAGGGATCCCGTGTCAGCCGTGGAGCACCGCAGGAAGGCGTGAGGGTGTCGATGATGAGCGATGGATCTGGGCAGACGTTGCTCGCATTATCAGCGAGTGTCGACCCCGCGCCGTCTTCATCGAATGCACCCCCGGCGTCCGAAAGGGCGGCCTCCCCATCATGCTCCAGTCCCTTGCCGATGAGGGGTACGATGCTGCGTGGGCGTGTGACCTCACTGCCGCCGAGGCAGGAGCGCCACATCGTAGGACGCGGTTCTTCATGGTCGCGTGGGATGTATCCCACCCCGACGGCCTCCCGGTATGGCTCCAGCCAGAACGGAATCAACGGGAAGGGAGGGGAGAAGGAGAGGCCAAGTGCGGGGACACCAAGTCTGGCGACGTGGGCGCAGATGTGGCCGACCCCGACGCTGGATCCCATGCGCTCAAGATCGGGAGCCCGGAAGGGCGAACGCACGTTGCACAAGATGGCGAAGAACTGGCCCACCCCAGCAGCCTCGGACAGCCGAAGCTCAGGGAGGCACACGACGCAGACAGGGGTGATGCACGCAGGCACCAGCCTGACGGATGCGATGAGGCAATGGCCGACGCCATGTGCGCGGGACCACAAGGGGGGCAACCTCAAGCCCTACAGCGAGAGGGGAGGGGGCACCAAGGGGGAGCAGCTGCCCAACTTTGTGCGGCATCATTTCCACCCGGCCCAGACGACGCCGACGGATGGGAGCGATACCTCGCAGAAGGCGGTCCTGCACCCAGCGTTCCTGGAGGCCCTGATGGGGATCCCAACCGGGTGGACCGGGTTCGTCTCGCAGGTAATGGAGTAGTGCCTGCTCAGGCCGCGTTGGCGTGGAGGCTACTCGCCCCCCAGTAGATAGGCACGAGGCCTTTACGGACCCTCTGAGCGATGCTCAGGGGGTTTTTTTTGGCCTGCACCCGTAGGGGCCAGGATTCTGGCCGGGGGCCAGCAACCTACCCTCAGTTAAACCGTCGGCCCGGCGGCGGGTTAGGGGGAACCCACCATCAGTTCGGGGGGAACCTGTCATCGGTTCCGATCAGGTCCGATCAGATCCCAAACTCATCCCAAACCCGAAGGGGGTACACCCTTTGCCCGAAGGGGTTACCCCCTTTGCCCAACCCACCGAAACCAAAGGCGAGAAAGGGGGTCACCCTTTCACCAGGTCGACGGCGAACTCGGCTCGAGATTGGCTCGAGAGCGGAGATCCCAGGAATCCAGACCAACCAGACCAACCAGACCAACCAGACCAACTTTCTTTCAGGGTTTTGTCCGATTTGATAGATGGTGTCCGTCTTGTTAGTTGACAGCGAGAGGACGCCTGGTGTTCACTGTCCATAGACCACTACACACAGGAGACCAACATGAGTTGGCGGCACTACGATGACGATGGGTACGAAGGCCCGGCACCGAGGCGGCGGCGCACCACCTACGGGTGCTCTGACCGCATGTGCGGGGCGACCGACTGCGAGACCTGCTACGGGCCGGGTGCTGGCGACGAGCAGGACGACAACGATCCTGAGCAGTCCGAGCGTCCCCGCCTCGATGACGCTGGCTACACCTACACATCCGACCGCTGCGGCGGGGGTACGTGGGAGAAGATGGTCAGCAAGAAGCGGCGCACCGCTCGGCGCGACCACGCTGACGGCAAGGTGAAGGCGGGTGACGTGTACTGGGACACCGTCTTCCGCTACATCGATGATGAGTCCGGCGAGTCCCGCCACGTGCGGGGTAAGTGGGTCATTCAACGCAAGTCCGAGGAGGGCTAGACCATGAGCCAAGACCAAATCATCAAGGCGCTCAGGCTCATCCAGCGGTGGCTCGCCGACGGCGACTTCGTCATGGCGAACCTCGACCTCAAGCACCTGCTCAACACCATCGACCCCGACGCGCTGGAGAACGGAGAGGTGCCTGGCCCTTGACGGTCATGAGTCACCGTGATATGTGGTGAATCACCATAACCCAACAACCAAGGAGAGAAAGATGTTCGACCCGGTCGACGCTCATCGAGAGCGTCTACACGAGACGTGTGCGGAGTTCAGGGCACAAGCGCTGAAGCTGCTGTCTTCGCTGGAATGTGCAGCAAAGACAGAGACTTACCATCTATCCGAGATGGCTAGCGTCGACGTGTTCGAGACTCATGACTTCCTGCGCACCTTCCGTGCCGAGCTAGAGGAGGCGCTCGCTGAGGTGAGTCACCTTCAGCAGTCCCACTACGCCGTGACTTACGTCACGCCTAACCGTATCCGAGAGGAGGTATCCAATGAGCGCGCATGACCCCGGCACCATCGATGCCATCGCCGAGTTCAACCAGGGGTATGACTACGGACGACACGTCCGCGAGCAGGAACTCCTGCCGCTGCTGAAGATGTGCCTCTGGGTGGCCAAGCGTGCGCCAGCGTCTTCGCTGGGCGGCGACAGCCTCTACCCCATCGAGAAGGCTGGGTTGCTCTCTGAGTTGTCGGCGACGGTGGCCGACATCGAGAAGCCCCCAACACCACCCACCTCAACACTACCCACCGACGACGAGTCGATACCCTTTTAGGAGCAGACCATGACCAACGAGACGCGATTCGATTACCCCCACCCACCATACGGTGAGGCGTGCCCCAAGCCCGCCGACAAGTTTGGCAAGCACCGCTTCGAGACTGTTGCCGTAAAGCCCATCGGCAACGGATGCACTGTTGAAACATCCCGTTGCCAGGGCTGCGGGATGATGTGCTCAGCCGAGTTCTCGGACATTCCCGGTCTCAGCAAGTACGGCCTCTAACCAGGCAAGGAGGAAGCAGTGAACAGACGAACCTTTGACATCGCGAGTGACGCACGGCACCTGGCGTCTCTCTTCATGGACGTCGCCGACGAGGAGGGCGAGGTCGACGAGGCGCGCTACGATGACTGGGTGGAGGCGCTCGGTCTCATCTGCGGGGAGATTGGCGACAAGCTTCAGGCATTGAGGGCCGTCAAGGTGCGCCTCCTGAGTGAGGCCGAGGTGCTCAAGGCTGAGGCCAGGCGGGTCTCAGCGAAGGCCAAGCAGCGTGAGCGTGGGGCCGAGCGGGTGCGTGGCTACATGATGGAGTTGCTCATCGCCAACAGGGAACTCAACCCTGGGGTCGACAAGGTCGAGACCCCTGACGGGTTCGTACGGCTCAACAGGCGCACGTCTTACGAGGTCTCGGCACCCAGCCTTGACGCACTCCCTGGGTGCTACCTCACGGAGCCAAGGCTCAACAAGTCCGCCGTCGTCGCAGCTCACAAGGAGGGGCGCGTCATCGACGGCATCACCGTCACCGAGGTGGTGACCGAGCATGTGATGGAGGGAGGGTGATGAACGACTACGCGCTACTCAAGGACGTCTGGCTTCACCTCGTGAAGATTGGGGCCAACAGCCCGGAGCATGAGATGTACAGGGCAATCTACCTGCCGCTCGCTGAGTGGCTCGACAACAACAAGCACAAGGAGGGAGAGGATGAGTAGCTACACGGAGAGGCGAGCGCACCGCATGGGCTACAACCTGGGGCACTGGAAGGGGCAACTCTTAAAGATGCGTCTGAGTGTGATGTTTGCGAGTCAGCGGGAGCTGGCTGACCGGCTAGGCGTTCACAGGATGACCATCAAGGCGTGGGAGGAAACCGGGACGTTCCCTCATCGCCCTCACCTAGACAGGCTGGAGAAGCTCGGCAAGGAGGTGGCGGGGTGGACAAGGCGCGATTGGGCACAACCAAAGGAGGCAGCAAATGAGTAACCCAGGACCGGAACTATTCAAGGCCATGCTGGCCTTCCAATCGACCAACCCAAGGGTTGCGAAGTCTGGGGACAACCCTCACTTCAGGTCGAAGTACATCACGCTTGAGGACCTGACGAGCGTGGCGAGGGAGTGCAACAAGCACGGCCTCGTCATCCTCCACTACATGGACGGCAGCGAGGATGGTTCGGACTTCTGCGTGACCGCAGTGGCGCATGCCGAGAGCGGTCAGTACGTGGAGGCTCGTGTGCGCCTGCTGTATGGCAAGCAGAACCCTCAAGGGCAGGGCTCGGCATGCACGTACGCCAGGCGGTATGGGTTAGGCGCTCTGCTGGCCTTGTGCGACACGGAGGACGACGACGCCAACGCAGCGATGGAGTCGACCGGGCGCTCGTTCCAGCCGGACAAGAGGCAATGGTCTCGTCCGCAGGAGAGCGACGTCCCTTTTGATGACCTCCGCTCGCCAGAAGAGAAGGCCAAGCTTGCGGAGGTAGAACGAAAGGCCAAGCACGATGAGTCGTGGCAGCAGGGCAGGGGTGCCTTCATGGCGAAGCTCACCATGGACCTGGACCTGGACTACTACGAGGTCGCTGCGTGGATGGAGGCGAAGGGCAACCCCCGTCCGAGCGGGATGACGTCTGCCCAACGGCGCAAGCTGACGGCGATGCTTGATACTGAGCGGGGGATGAATGGATTTCTTAACTGGAAGGAGGAGAGGTAATGCCGAGGAAGGGACTGAAGCGTCACACCAGTGCTGACCGCCCCAAGGAGAAGCGGATAGCGCCTGATGTGAAGGTGGTCATCCAGTCGTACGTGCCCAGATACGTGCGAGACGCAGTGGATAAGTATATCTGGGCATTCAACAGGGATAACCCCGGCGCTGGCATGACAGCCAGCAAGCTTTCGGCGGCCATCCTCATCAAGCACTTACGGGAGGCAGGGATATTAGACGAGTCCACGTACTAGAACGCGAGCGCTGCATGGACTGCAAGCGCTTCATCAGGGGAGGCGAGGTTCGTTGTGAGCCTTGTTGGCAGAGAGAGTTGAGAATCATCGTACGTCGCCAGAAGGCGGCAGCAAGGAGGAAGAGACTATGGCAAACCAAGTAATACTGATGGGCCGGCTTGGCGCAGACCCAGAGGTGCGCCGGGTAGGGAGCGACAACACCCCTGTGGCCAACGTGTCGGTTGCGACCAGGGGTCCCCAGAAGCCCGACTGGCATGACGTCACCCTGTGGGACAAGCAGGCTGAGCTGATCGGCCGGTGCAAGAAGGGTGAGATGGTGTACATCGAGGGCTCACTCAAGTCCGACGAGTACACCGACAAGGAGGGGCAGAAGCGGACGAAGAGGTACGTGCGTGCGTATCGCTTCGAGTTCTGTGGATCACCCCAGCAGCAGCCGCAGCAGCAGGGGGGTGCTCAGGGGGCCGGTGGTAATCCTTATGGGGACGACGACCTCAACTTCTAGTACCCTGATAGTCTGGGCCCCTGGCAGGTCGGTTCACAATCACTTGCTACAACCTCATCGACCCTGCCGGGGGCTTATTTTGAAACTAGATAACGACAGAGACCCACAAGAGCAGACCATCCCAGCGCTCGTGTTCCTCGCCGTTGTTCTCTTCTGGGGCCTCACCGTAGAGGTGTGCTCCCGTCAGGCCTCCCCCCAGGGGGGTATGATGAACGCGAACCCATCGTCTATGCTGGTGGGCTCGTCGTCCATTTCGGTGACGATGATGATGGAGCCAACGTCGACACGCAGCAGCGCATCGGAGAGGAGTTCTAACAGCTCCTCATCCTTGATCGCCAGGGGCATCAGGGCTGGATGGTCTGAACCATCACTTTGAGTTCCGTCGTCGTGCGTCCGAGGTCAGTGAGCACCACCTCGGTCTGCTCCACCACCTTCACCAGGCGGGCTTGCTGTTCACGCACCGAGCGCACGTCTGACTCTAGCTTGACGATGTCTTCGTCATGGCCCTCGACCTTGGACACCAGCGACTGCTGAGTCTTGTCAGCGATGGCCATGTTGGCGGCGGTGGTCGCCACCAAGGACAGCATGACGCCGGCCCAGGTGGCGACAGCCACAATATTACTTCTCATCCAGGTGCCGGCGCTCATTTATCGCCGTCTCCTTCGACTGCGTCTTCGACCTTCTTGCCGACAGCAAGCACGAGTCGAATGCAGAACATGGCCAACGGGGTAAAGACAGCGCCGATGGCTACGCCATAGTCGATGGGGTCCAGGATGATGAAGCCGCCCATGTGGAGCGCGCATGCCACCAGGGCAGCGGCGATGACGGCGGTCTCCGAGGCATCAATGGGGGTGGAGTGAACCTTCTTGATCATGTCTATTCCTCGTCGTCGAAGATTTCGATACCGACGCCGTCGATTTCAATCGAGCCGGCCTCGATGAAGACCTCATCGGTCCTCAATGCGGCGAGAGATTCAGCGATTTGCTCTATCGGCACAAGTTGTAGGGCTGCTGAGGCGGCATGAAAGGTGTCCACCCCTGTGGTTTTTGCCAGTACTTCCAGGAACGTAGCGGTGATAATGGGAATCCTGAGAAAGTCCTTGTCCTCGTCAGTCAATGCCACCGCACAGCTCCTTGGCTACGGTCTTGCTGACCTTGAGGTTCTCTGGCGCAGCGATGCATACGCGCACCACTTCTGGGTCGATGGGCCCATGAACAACGAGGCAGGTCCCCTCGCCCTTCACCTTGCTGAGCTTCCAGCCTCCGGTGGCCAGGTGGTAGGTGCTACCGCAGCCAGCGAAGAGCATGAGAAGGATGAGCGTGGCGAGATATTTCATGAGACGTCCTTCGATCGACCGACCACTTGGACGAAGCCTACCAGCCTTTGCCATGCTTCGTCACCATCTTGCATCACTTCCATGGCCACTGCGCCACCACCGGAGACGCGATTGTGTCCATACCCAGAGGAGTTCCCTGCCACACAGGTAACGGTTCGAGCTTCCTTGTCTATGCTAACGACGATGCCGGTGTGTCCTTGGCGGTTCATGCCATTGAGCACCTTGTCCCTCTCAGAGGCGGCTTTAGACATCCTTGTGCGGACGAAGATGACTCCACGGGGGTTGGGCATCACCCAGATGTCATCACGCGCTATACGGCGCTCTTCTGGGGCCTTGATCCAATGGCTGACCGCCCGTCCGCTGCGCACGTAGGAGATGCCGAACCCAGCGCGTGCTACTTGGCGGCAGCAGGAGGAGACGAAGTAAGCGCACCAGGGTGGCTTGGCGCTTGGTCTTCCTCCCCCATCGTGGATGAACCAGGAGACGTCTGGTCCTGCGTTGGAGCCTTGGCTTTCGGTAGCGCCTTGTTCCAGCCATGCCTCGGCCACCGACGCCAGTGCGTCATGTGGCCTGATGCGAGAGCGGATAGCGCGGATGAGGTCTTGCATGAGTGTGATCACTAGAGCCTCGGTAAGCCTCTGACGGGCAGGCGGGGGAGAGACCCTGGCAGGCGCGTCTGTTGCGACCACTCTTCTGGGTCGTAATACTGAGCGCCGAGGCCAAACATATTGGTGCCGCCAGTGACTAGCAGCCTGTTGAGCAGGCTTGGCGCATCTGGGTCGGCCATGCCTGGGTCGGGCGGCACAGCGCCTGGGATGCCCGTCTCTGCCATTCCTTCGCCTATGGCCTCGCCCATGGACTCCGCAATGATCGGGGCAAAGGCAAGCGCAACCGGTATGCTGCGCTGACCCAAATGCACAAGCATGTCGTGCACGTTGTCCTTGGCCTCTTCGTATGTCTGATCCGTCAGGGGCTCACCAAGGTAATCCTCGTTACTAAGCACTTCGACCCACGGGGATACAAAGGGGTGTGTCTTGTTCCTTAGCATCCTGCCGATCCTGCGCGAGTAATCGACACCGAAGTCCATGCCCGCCATGTCGTCAGCCTCTGATTCAGAGAGGCTGTAAGGCATCAGGTGCCTCATGGTGGCCCCGCGCCCGCCCTCAAGGGACACGTGCCAGTTGCCGATGACCAGTTTGCGGTAGTCGGCGCTCTCTGGGTCGTTGAACCTTCTCAGCCTCTCCCACCAAGAGATCTCATCCTCGTCATCGCCAAACCCAATCATTGCCAATGCCGCAAGCGAGCCAAGCCACGCTGTCTCGAAGATGGCCTCGCCCATGAGCCTCCCTCGCTGATAGTCGCTCACGTCCTTGAAGGGGCCGACGCCAGACATCATCAGGGGAAGAACCTTGGGATCGTACTCACGGTCCTTTAGCTTCTTGAACCACTCTGGGTAGTTTTTGTAGTTGAGGGGCTTAGTCCAACTCCTCCTGGTGAGCAGGCCAGTAAGGGCCGCCGACGGGATAGTCCGAAGAGCGTTCTCGATAATGCTGGTCATATACCTCGGCGCGTATAGGAGGCGGCGAGCGAGCACCCCCGCAATGTCCTTACCGCCCTTCCCCTTGGTGTCCCCCTCGGTGCCTATTCGCCACTTACCCCTGCCCGTAAAGACGTTAGTCATGTAGGCGTCTGACTCAAGGTCAGCGAGCAGTTGAGGGTCGGCCTTGACGGCCTTGACAAGCTCGGTGGCGCTCAGGTCTGGGGGGATGTTTGCCTCGGTGAGGCGCTTCTTTAGCGCCCTGTCGAAGTAGTCCCTGCGGAGCAGGTTGAGGGTTAGTGCGTAGGCGTTCTGGCTGGGCTCAATCAGTCGTTCGCCAATGGCTCGGCCAAACCCACCAAGCCTATTGAACAGGTTGGTGGCAAACTCCTCCTGTTTCGCATCAAGGGTGCCGCCGTGCCTGCCGCCGACCCCCTCAACATCCGTGACCTCCCCTCCCGCCAGGTCAAACACGGCCTGGTAGGGTTGGTCGACCAACTCCTGCTGGAGTCTCCTTGCGCGGGCGCGGCCTGCCGGGTTGTTGACGACCGCCGATGCAAGCATCTTGAGGGCGGGCGGGATTGTCTTAATCCAGGCCTGCTCTTTGGTGAACAGTGAGCGGGCAAGGAGGTTCATGCCCTGACGACCGAGGGCGCTGTCCTCGCCTGATGAGCGGAGCGCCCTGCTGGCGTCAAAGACGTCCTGCACTGCATTGCTTGCGGTAGGGGAGAGGATGGCCCCGGCTTGAGACTTGTCCACCGCGTTCAGGCGGATGGATTTGGCCGCTCGGATGTCGTGATCTGCAACTACGACGACGCCCTCAGCCTTGTCGTATCGCCGCTTTGCCTCCTTGAGGAGTTTGGCGTCCCTCTTGGTCGGGGACGCCTTGCCCTCCAGCCTCCTGATGACGCGGCTGAGGGCGCGCATCTTCTTGATGGCGGCCTGCCGTATTGGCTTTGCTCGCGCCTCTAGTTTGTCTGAGGCGGCGTACTCCCTCTCGATAAAGTCTCGCTGGGACTTGCTTAACTCAAGGCCGCCCTTGTCAACCTTGGCCTTCGCAAGCGCCTCAACGATAGTGAGATCCTTGTCGAGGAAGAACTGCGTGTACCTGCCAGCGAGGCCCCAGGCCCTGCTGGCTTTAGCGTTGGCCGTGGCGATTCTGTCCGAGGCGTCGCGGACATTACTTATCTTTTCAGACAGATTGTCTCTCTCCGCCTGGGTTTCGGCCCTGTCGTACTGCTGGAGCAGATTCCGGTAGACCCTTCGGTGCTGAACCTTTGCGTGTCCAAAGGCAAGCTTCTCAACGTGATCAGCGTTACGCCCGGTGGCGATGATGTCGTCAACCATCGCATCAAAGGGGTCGGTGGTCTTGACGGTAAAGTCATCCGGCGTGCGGGTGTGCAGGTCTCTGGCTTGAAGCTCGAAGAGGGCCTGAGACACCGGCACCCTATCCTGGCTCATGGTCTTTTTGACGCGGCCTGGGTCGTCGGGGAACATCTCCTCAAGAAATGCGCGGGTGTCTGCGTTCGATGCGTTGTTTGCGTCAGAGTGAAGGCCTGCGGTGCGAGCCTGCTTCTCAACAATATCAGCCAGTGACGCAGACGGGTCTGACGCAGCGGTATCCACGTCAACATCTGCCTGGTCCAGCGTGGCCTGGGTCTGCGCACGGGCTGTCCTGGGCTCGACCTCCCCGGTGCGGGGGCGTGTTGGCACGGACGCAATCTCTTCTGCCAGCGCCCTGTCGGCCTCAACGCGGCGAACGGCCACGTCAGTGTCGGCCTCAACCTGCTCCCTGGGGGTGCGGCGTGGAACAAGGGTGCGCTTGGCGCCGGGCTCAGCGCCTGGAACCACGCGAAGGACTGTCTCGGCGACCTCTTCGGCGGGGGTGCGAACCATAAGGCCCTCGTCCCCATATTCTGGGTGAGCCTTAAAGCCATGCCTCCCATACCACTCGACAAGCTGGCCTGTTGTCAGGGGGCCACCTTTCGCGGTCGCCTCCAGGCTGACGGTTACGCCCGTCGCATCGGCCATCTTGGTTATTTCTCGCAGTATCTTTGACCCAGCGCCTTGCCCCACCCGGTCCCGAAAGACTTTAACCATTTCAAGGTGAACGTCTGACACGCCTGGGTCTTCATCGAACTCCTTAAAAAGGGCAGTCTGCCCGTCTTCCCACACCCGATACCGATCATCGGCGGGATGCTCCGATGTCCTCTCTTCGTAGAGCCCGAAGAAGGCCCCGGCACCCGCTGCCACCTCCTCAGCAACGACCTCTTCGGCTGGGGCGGCTTCGGGCTCTACGATAACCGTGGGCGGTGCTTCGGTCTCGGTTGGCGCTGCGGCTTCAGAGGCTCGTGCAGCTTGAAGTTCTTCGGCCAGTTCGACCGCTCTTGTGTTCAGGTCCTCGGCGTGTTTGGTGTTATCAAACCTGGGGTCTTGCGAGACAGCCCGGAGGGTTTCCCTCACCTGGGTGTACTCTGCCTCGACCTCGGACGCGGGGCGTGTGATGACCTCTTCAGTGACGACCTCGGCTTCGGTGGTGGGCTCAGTCGGTGGGCGGGTGGCTCGGCGTAGGGCACGGCCGCCCTCTACGCCTGTGCTCATCACGCCACCCATCGGGCCACCAACGAGGGCACCAGCAGCCATGCGCTTTGCCATCTCGGTGGGGTCAACGCCAGCGACGAGGCCCTCGCCCTCACGAGTAAAGGCTTGCTCACCAATAGTCTGAACGGCCTCCTGGGCGGCTTCCGTGGCCGCCTCCCCGATGAACGCCTGGCCCACCCTGCGGAGGGGGGTGGCACCACTGCCACCGCCCTTGGCCAGCTTTCCGCCGAAGCGCTCGCCAGTGGCAACAAGGCCCGACGTAACAGCAGCCGCCACAAGATCTGCCCCAGTAACCCCCTCTCCGCGCCCTCGGTTGGCGGCGCGCTGCTGGGCAATATCGCCAACCATTGAGAGGGCGTAGCGCGGCATTGACACAACCGCTGCGGCCATGCCGGGGAGCGACGAGACGCCGCTTTCACCAATGAACCCAAGCACTGTGGCCGGGTCCCACCCGCTCTCCAGCACGTCATCGAACGACACGGACTGCTTGTAGAGGCCCTCTTCCAGGGCTTTCCACTCCTCATGGAGGGCGAACGACGGCGACTGCTCCACCTCTTCACGGCCAAGGACGGCCTCGGCCGCCGCAAGGCCGGTCTCCAGAAGTGCGCCCCTGACAACGCGCGACGCGCCGGCACCGAGGGCGCGAAGTGCCTGCTCCCCGGCCCCTCCCGCCTCTCGCGGGTCTTCGATCTGCCGGAAGCCACGCAGAGTTTCGGCAAGTCCGCCGAGACCCGCCCCCTCAATCTGCTCAGGGGTGGCGGCTTCCGTGGCCGGCTCGGCCGTCCGCTTTGCGAGGAGCGCCTGGATCTTCAGGTCCTCTTCTGCGGTTGGCCAGTCGCCCTTAATCTCAACAACGCCAAGGCCATCGACTGTAACTTGCCCCATGCCCCTACTCAAGCACGACGGGTTTCTGGACGGTGCCCGGTGTGTACTTGGGCGGCTGCTTGGTGGGTGGGGGGGCTGCGAGTGCGTCCCTCAGTAGCTTTTTCTCGGCGCGAACGCTCTCGGCCATCCCCCTATAAGCCTTCTTGTCTGCCTGGTTTTTTGCCCGCTCCGAGCCAAGCATATACTGCGTCTCTTTTCTGTCGAGATCCTTTAAGTCGCGCTGTATCTTTAGCCTCTGGGTGGGCGTGTGCCCCGTAGCGGATGCCTTTGGCGCGGCCTTCAGCTTCGTGTGAACCGCAGTTACGCCGGGGCGCTGCTTCGACCAGCCCCGCCTGTTTTGGTAGCGGGTCCTCACCCTGTTGAGGGCTGACGCATTGCTGTCGCCCCTGAAGACGCCCGCCTCGGCAAGCTGCCCCTGGTTTGGGGTCGTGCCCTGGCCGCGAAGCGACTCATTGCGTATCCAGGCAGAGTGCTGCTTGTCGAACTTCTCGTCTTCTTTCATGGTTCGCTTTTTGTAGACTGCGCCGCGCGCGCGCCTGGCGTCCCGCTCCTGGTCCTTCCTGAAGTCACGCGCCGCCTTGTCCGCAAGCGTTCTTGCCTTCTCGGCATCGGCGAGGATCTTCGCATGCCTGGCGTCCTCTGTGGCCTTTGCCTCGCGCTCCTTGCGCCTCGCGGCCTCATTGGCCAGTCGCTGCTTTTCGAGTGCGCCGGGATGAAGGCCGGCAGACCGGGCCTCTCCAGCCTCGGCCCTGCGGTCTTTGGCGGCATCCATCCTCATCCCCAAGATGCTCTTGGCGAGGTCGGTCACGGCCTTGGGACCCGTTCTCTTGGGGGCAGCGCCCTTCATGGCTTTGAGCGCCTTCTTCTGGGCGCGTCTTACGTGATCTTCACCCATCCCAAGGAGATCGCTCACGCTCGTTGGCTGCACATCCCTGTTCTTACTGATGGCATCCATCAGCATTGCGCGCTTCTGAGGCGTATCGGCGAAGCCGCCGAGGGCCTGAAGGGTTCCCAGGTCTTGCCGCTGTAGGAACGCAACATTCCATACGCGAGCACTCTCCTCTCTACGCTCGGACTGAAGCGCCGCATACAAAGAGGTGGCCTTATCGAACGCATCCTTGATGGCGGGTCTTGGGTCACCCCCCGCTGCGGCTGTGTCAACACGCACCATGACGGGATCGGGGGCGGCCTCTGGGGGAGTTGGCGGTGGCCCTGACGGGGTCCCTCCTGGGCCGGTGGCGGATAGAGCGGCCGCTGGTAGCGGGCGGCGGGCCGGGCCCTCGGGGCCATACTCTTCCGGCTCGTCAGGCTCAACCAGCGCGTGAGTTGGCCGTTCAACTAGGGGGACGGGCGTGAAGCCTTCCGGCACCGCCCCTGTGGCGGGATCGGCAAGAAACGGGTTGGCGAGCCTCTTAAAGGGCCTCGACACTGGCGGCCTATCAACAATCTCCCCGCCGGGGCCTATGAGGGCACTCCCGCCGGCCGGTCCGGGCACCTGACGCCCCCGGGATGGGTCTTGGGAGTCGCCGCCCATCTCCTGGTACATCAACTCTTCATGGACGAGGGCCACGACGGCTGGGACGTCACCACCTTTCATCGCTGCGATAAACTCTGGCGGTGGCGTCGCCGTTTCGGGCCCTCCCCTCACACCGCCGAGCGATACGAGACTGTTCACGCGGGACCTGGCCACAGGGTCGAGGGCGTTCCACACGGGCTCCGGTATGCCCAGCAGCCACCGGGGAATCTGCTGTCCAGTGTGGGGGAGGGCTGCTTGCTCTGCTCGCACTCGACGAACGTCCTCGCCAGCCTCACGGAAGCGGCCCATGGCCTCTTTCCGGGCATCCAGAGCGAGCCGAACCTTCTCGCCCTCGGCGTAGCCCTCGCCATAATCAACAGCGTCCATCTGCGCCTCAGGCGACGGTGTTGGTGGTCGGCCTCCTGGGACTGGCGACCGCCCGGTCCTCGGGCTCCGACTCCAGACCCTTGGATCGAGGTCCGTACGAGTCTCGGGGCCGGCGGCCCACTGGTGCTCAGGGGCATACTCAGCGGGCTCATCTATGTCCTCAACATACGCATCAAAGGCCTGAACCTGCGGGGGGACGTCCGGCGAGGCCAGTTGCTTGCCCGCTTCGGCCGTGGAGCTTGGCGAAACACCGCCCTGCTCGCGTGCTTTCCGGTCGGCGACTAGCTTACGCGCACGGGCCGTATCTGGCCCCTCCTGAATGCCCCCTACCGCGCCTGAGATCTTACCACCGACTGCGACGGCGGTATCGAGCACCTTCATCAGAAGGCCGAGGTCCTTATGGGGGTCAAACTTGTGACGCTTGTCCCCGATGGGGACCCTATATATAGACCTATAGCGTGAGCCCGCATCGCGGCGCGGTCTTGGTATGACGATGCGTCCCATGGTTCCCCTGACTACGCGATAGTGAACAAGTTAGACGGCGTGCTGCGGATGCGCTCCGCTTCGGAGATCATGAAGGCCCTGAGTTCCGGGTCAGGCTCCGCGTTCGCCATGGCTAAGATCTCACCAGCCACAAGGCGTGTATCCGTCTCGAAGAAGTTGCTGTACTTGTTCTTGATGCCCTGAACTGAGTCCATGAACGCCTGCTTCGCAATGGCCTTCCTCTCCCGCTCCTTATCCTCCACCGTTTTCAGCTTGGCAAACCCCTCTGCTCTGGCCAGCTCGATTTCTGGGATCGTTTGAGTCTCGAACTGAGAGAGGGCCTGGCCCCCCTCAAGGCCGGCTTGCCTCATCGCAGCGGCGCTCACGCGACCGCCGGCACCGCCGAACGCACCGGAGACGCCGCGCCCAAGGCCCGACATAATCCCCGCGCGCCCTCGCTGCTCAGCGCCCTCAAGAGAGGCGATGTAATCCTGCAAGGCCCCCCGTTCCGCGTCAACGAGGCCCATCCTCGATGCGTACTCACTCCCAAGCTGGGCCTCTACGGCAGGGTCAAGGTCGAACTCATAGCGGCCAGGGCTAAAGGGGACACCCCTCTCCCCGCGCCTTGAGGTGAACCCGTGAGCGCCGTATGCGCCAGTGGTGCCTGGCTGTGCCGGGGGGCCAGTGAGGGCCCCCACGCCTTCGGCGGGGAAGAGATTGCTCTTGTACATGGGGTCCTCCTACCTTGTGAGGGTCTTCTTGCAAATAAGATACACGTAACACCCGCCGTATCCTACCAAGATGCTTGCATACTCACCGAGCGTTTTGAGCGGGTCCCACGAGTACTCCGCATCCGAGAGGGCAACGTTTGCGTCTGTGGGGTAGAGGAGCGCTCGCACCTCGATCCACTGCTCAGCGCCCTTGGTGATGGGGGTGGAGCCGTCAAGGTCAGAGCGGTCCTGGGTGGTGGTCCAGCCGGGGCCAACAAACACCGGCTTGCCCTGAGTGTAGTATCCAGCGCCAGTGCCGGATGGGCCGCCCGGAACCAGTGGGATCGAGTGAAGCTCCCAGTTCCACTTAGGCTTCGCTGTCACCCCGCCACCGCCATCGGACACCAGAGCTGCCGGCGGGTACGAGGATGTCGAGATCCGGTCAATCAGGGTCGTACCATTACCCCATCCGTCGGTGTAGGTATTGCCCGCCGCAGTGTTGTTGGGGTCGGTGAGCGCAAGCGATGCTATCTCATCGTAACCAAAGTCATCGCCAGCCATGCCAGTGCCGATGCCCACGCCCACCTTGAGGCCCACGTCATTGCTGGGGCACACGTGATATGCCCGCTGCTGCGTTGCCGTTGGAGACCCGGCCCCCGCCATAGGCCTATCACCAGTGCCATCCCAGCCTAGCAGGTCATAGTTGGTCCAGTTCCACGCCAAGATGGCGTGATGGATGGTGTAAGAGTGGTGGATGGGGACAATGCGGCGGTCGAAGAGACCGCGTCCGGCAGTGGGAGACGCCGCGTCTCCGATGTATGGCCACGTCGCCGAGAAGGTCGGGTAAGCGGTGATGCCTCCGTTGGCTGAGTTCTGAAATATCGGTACGGCGATGACCTCGTAAGCGGCGTCGTCCTTGATGGTCTCTGTGGGCGGAACGTCACCGTATCGATTGTAGCCGCCTTCGAGCTTGTCCATGAACTGGTCATCGATGGCCGTAACGTTGTACTCAACGCCATCAGATGCGTCGGCCTCGATGGCGGTCCCTGCCGTCGGGGTGGTGACGGTGACAGACGGCGCAGTCTTCGCCCCCCACTTGTTGTTGCCGCTTCCTCCGCGCTGGGGGACGTTCTGGACATCGGTCTCACCGCTATCGCGCGCCATCAGTTCACAAACGAACTTGAGAGATATCTCAATCGAGGGGATGACGAGGAAGCGACCAGCGGTGTCGTGGAGGCCCGGACAGCTGACCGTAAATACGAATGTCTTGTGCGGGTCTACGGCGATATCCAGGTCGCCCTGAATGAACGGGTTGGTGCGCAGCGACCCATCGGAGAAGTGGCTTGCGGGGAGGGTGATGGACCAGAGTTCACGCTGCATCTTATAGGGGTAAGCGTTACCCAGATAGGCCTGGTCTTTGTTGTGAATGGACAGGTGGATGTCCATCTTGAAGATATCGTCAAACGTGAGTTTCCCCTGCTCCGACGAGTACCCATACTTCCCCGTGTTGGTGGTGCCGCTTTCGGTCCAGAACTGGCTAGCAATAGCAGCTGGCTCCGAGCGCTGGTCCCACGAGAACGAAACTGACTTCAGTTTCATCTGCGGTGCATCTGCATCGTAGAGGCCGCCGGCAAGGAAGTTCTCTTGAAGCGGCGGCAGCCCGAAGGGAATGGACATCGTGCCGCGAGGATGCACCTCATGGCTCAGGTACGGCAGTGTGAGGTTGACGCAGAACGGGGCCATGGGTGCCCGCATCTGCGCGTTCTCTATGTTGATGGCTTCCAGTTCGTCTTTGGCTGCCACGAGCGGGGCCGACACATGGTCGGGCATGAGCTTCGTTCCGCGTGCCAGGCGCTTGCGTGTAATCTTAGCCACTGGTCACCTCTTCGAGCATGGTGACGGTCATGTGGACCTTCTGCTGAAGCCACGGATACGGGTAGTCTGCGTCAGGCACCCACCCGCAAGGCTGCATCGCAACGGGGTATAGGGGGATAACAACCGCCACGCTCAGGCGGGCATTCTGATGGATTGGGATGTTGAGCCGATCGAAGTGAACTCGCACGCCCTGGACGGTAGAGGCCCCACAGCCGGTGGTGTCCTGCGGCTTTGGCTCGAAATCCGTGTACGTTGGGGCGGCGGTGGACTTGTATGAGATTGGGAGGGTGCTGAGTTTATCGTTATTGATGCGGAACGTCTTACGCATCACCTCGATGTCAGCCATGTTTTTGTCTTCAACGTCAAACGGGCTGTCTACGGTCGCAATCACTGCGAGGCCGTGATCGTCAGACGATGCGGCGTAGCCTTCTGGCGGTGTGGTGCCATAGAGGAAGGTGTTGGTATAGATCTCATCCGCTGAGGCCGCGCCCCTGTTGTCTAACTCGAACACAAGGTCGATAGCGTCAAGTATGCTGGGCCTCTCCAGGAACCAGGAGCGGGTCCAGGCGTATTGATAGCCTATCGGCCCGAACGTGTACGTGTACTCGCCAACGCCGACCGTCGCCCCTCCATACGGGAAGACGCCGGGAGCCTGGGCCCCCTTGAGCCGGTAGGGGTTGGTGATGGTCACGTCGTCACCATCGGTTGAGCCGGTGGTGCCGGCGACAATCTGGTCGGTGCCCGTGTTCCTCACCACCATCCATGGCCAGTGGTGGGTCGCGCCTATTTCGCCTTTGTCCGACTCATCCGGATCTTCCTCCGTCTCAAGAGTATCAGGCGCTTGTGGCGTCCAGCCGGCCACGTAGGTGATGGGCACCCACCGCTTGCGGAGGTCTCCGTACGGGATCTCGTTGACGCGCTCGACGACGTCATCGAGGGCCGTATCGAGGCGGTTGCCATCGATCGTCGTACCGTCGGAGAAGTGCTCCTTGGTGATGGTTCTTGGGTTCCGTCTCCAGGTCATGGCTCAAGGACCCCCACCTGCGTAACGTTGGAGCCGAGATCGGAGTTGTTCGTGTAGTTGAACGATCCGATCACCAGAACAGCAGCGGCGGCACCGTTCTGGTTCTCGATAACATCCCCCGCCTCTTGGCTGAGCCCACGGAATGTGCAGCCAATAAAGATCGCCACACTCCCCGCCGCCACCAGAACGTGGCAGGTGGGGCTGTACCCGCTGCGGATGAAGGTGCAGTTCATAAACATCACGCCAGTGTCACGGCTGGGAAAGGCCACATGGACCAACTCAGGGGCCCCCTCCACACCATCGTCAGTGAAGGTAACGCCCGTAATGACAGCAGGGGCCGCAATCCGACAGCGCTTGTTGAAGACGGCCCCTGTGACGGTGCCGTGGATGGTGCCATGGTCCGCCGTATGGTCGAATGCGCCGTACTCGCCCTGTGCCAGGTTGTAGATGTTTCCCGTCAGGCGCTCTTCATTGAGCGCGCTCCCCTTGGTCAAGAGCCCCAGCTGAGAGATTCGATCCGAGACCTGGTCGGACTGAACCTGATCAGACTCCTCTTCCGGTGTGCTCTTCGGCCTCAACAGCCGGTCGTAGATGCCAGTAGAGGCCATTACCTGCCCCTCCTTCGACGACCGCCAACAACCCTAACAATGGCCTTGATGCCCTCCATCATGAGTCGCTCAGCGCGGTTCATGATGAACCCAAAGTGCATGACGCTGAAGCTTTGACCCTTGGCCGACATGCTGACTGAGATTTCACTCGTGTCCTCGTCACCGATGAGGAGGTTACCTGTGGCCTGGCTGCCGGTGTCGCCCCAGGTGATGTCTGTGCCACCGGTCTGGAAGACCTTGTCGGCGAGGGTGCCGTCAGACTGCTGAACTCTGGTGCGGAGCGTGCTGGTGCTGGCGAATGGAGAGGTCTCGTCCTGCTGCTCAACGGCCGCTTGTGTCGGTGAGAGGTCTATGATCTGAGATATCCATTCCTTGCGGTCGCTGCCGACGAGGGTGTTGAAGAGGCCATACGGCCACGCCGCGTTGAGTTTGTCGGTGCCAGAGCCATGACTCAGCAGGTTGGTCCAGACACCCCGCATCTTCAGCTCTTTGCCCTCTTCGAGCCCCACGTTGGTGGACTTGTAGGCCCAGTCGACCGGCTGAGCCACGGAGTCCTCCTTCCGCACAGAGCCACTGCCGAGAGACCACCGCTTGAACTCAAAGAGGCTGATGCGACGCAAGATCCCATTAGCATTGTCATCAAGCCAGGCCTCAGTGCCGGCGGTGGCGCTGAGGACAGACCAGCCCATGCCGCTGGTGTCGTCGGCCAACCGGGCGGCTACGCGCTTGAACGGCAAGTAGATGAGGAGGTTGTGGCGTCCTTCAGTCAGGTTCATGTGCGGATTGTGATAGTGGCTGCCGTGTTGGCCGTCCCACCACACCGCAAGATAACCACCAGACTGGCTAGGAACGCCAAACCTAAGAGCAAAGGACCCCGCCGTGGGGTCATAAGCACTGTAGGTTGCGATCGTCCACGGGTCGGTGCCTGCAACGTCGCGGGCGCTGGCAAGGCGCTCCGGGGGGAGCATTAACTCAATCGTACTAGTGTACACCCCATTATAGACCGGCTGCCACCGGCCGGCGTCAAAGCCCAACCCTATAGCTATCTGGTCAACCCCCTCACCGGCCGTGAAGTCCCACACGTCTTGCGGCAAGACGATGGAGATGGGAACCAGGATGTAGTCCCTTCCCGGTATGGCGATTTCACCCCCAACGGGGAAGGTGTATCCGTCGGGCACCTTGATCGGGTCGTGCAGGTAGAACCCCCCGGCGGCAGAGCCCACCAGAGAGTCCGTCCCGGCTGGTCCGTGTCGAATGCCGACCCCGGTGATTCTCCTGTCGTCTTCGTCGGTGATGCTTCGATCGATCGCACCCCCTCGTCCGTACTCCAGGATGAAGAACGACCTGTCGGTGGTGTCGGCGTTGAGCGCCCCGCCGCCGCCGGACACGGCATCATCAATAAGCGCTTGGACGTCAGGGCCGGCGATGACGAAGAAGTCGTCCTGATAGCCGAGGACCCATGGTGATGGGACGTTCTGCGTCACGCCGACAACGGCGGTGCCCGCGCCATCGTCCGCAACGCTTGACTCAAATGTCCACCACGACCACTTTCCGTTCGTCAGGACGAGGGCCCCGCTGAGCTTCGGGATCGAGATAGCGAGCAGCTTCATCGCCGCCACGTAGATGCACTTGACCCCCTCCGAGTCGAATCGAAGGGTGGTCATCGGCTGCTCTCCGCTGAGCGTCGTGTGGCCAAAGCGGGGCGTCGAGACGAAGTAGGATGTAAGCGGGTTGCTCATCCCCTGCCGGGTAAAGAAGGGGAGTATCTCCCCCGAAAGACGGCTCATGCTGATGCCATTGGACGTAGTGTAAACGCCGCCCGTGTCTACCCACACAAGGCTTCCGTCCACCTTGGCCACAGCGCTCGAACCCACGCACCCCACCGTGTCGCTCACCCTGGTCAGCCGCCCATCGACAACAATGTCTCCCATGGACGGTTGGTAGAGCCACATCTCGTTCTTTGTGAAGATGATGAGGTTCGAGTTCAACTCCGCGATGCATGTAATCAGCTCCTCTGAGGGAACATCCATGACGTTGTTGCCGGTGATGGCGTTGGCGAATCCGGGGTCATTCCAAAAGAGCGTCTTGCCTGAGGCATAGACGAGCCGGTTCTGCACCACTGCCGCATCCACCGGGTTGGCCATGTCGGAGGTTCGCACGTAATCGAATGATTCTGGGTTGATGCCAGGGCTCAAGACCACGGGCGTGATCATACTCGACTCACCATAAGCCAGCGCTGACTCATGATAGTTATTCTCATCGACTGTGGTGGTGCGCAGTCCATTGAACGACGCCGGAATGTAGGCCCACGCCCCCGCTATCGAGTTCCCGAAATACAGGACATCGTTGAACTCCTCGAAGTAGAAGAACTCGTCCTTCGCCTTGAGCCACGCAGCGTACGATGCGTTTGTGGTTGTCTGGTACTGCGGATTGATGCCCTCGACACCATCGAGGTTCACCTGGGTGGTTGTGCGCGACCCAACGGTCACCGGCACGGAGTCGTTGAAGCTCGCCGATACCGCCGTCTCGTTGGTGTGGGTGTAGAGCGGCACCTCGAATCGCTCGTTGGTCGTGAGGTCATAGATGCTGACCACGTAGATGCCCTCGACCGCAGAGAAGGTGAAAGAGCCGCCCGTGTCAGATGTGTTTACGTCAGCGAGGAAGATGCTGAGCATCTGGAGGTTGCCGAAGTTGGTCTTGATGAGGTGGCTTCCGAGATGCTTCTTGAAGCCCCACTCAGTGGCAGCACCAGCGAGGGGGGACGCCATCTGGGTGTCGAACTGGGTAACCTGCCCGAACCCGCGACGCACTTGCCAGGAGTTGTTATGAAACAACATGTTCAGAGCGAACGACCCCTTGCTGGGTGCGTTCGCCTGGATGCCTGCATCAAGCAGCTGGACTTCGTTGCCCGGAGTCGCCATTAGCGCCCCAGCCAGGACACATGCTGGACGTAATCGCCACCATCGTGGGCCCTGGCCTGCAAGTATTCTTTGAACTTGGCGAACCGGTTGGCCGCTTGGCGAAGCAAGGGCTCGCTCTCTGCACCATCAATGATGGCGTACTGGCGATACGCGAGGAGCGGAATGAGGTCGTGGAAGGACGTGAGGTCGTCGAGATAGGTGGTTGGCGTGCCCGTCCAGGTGATGTCGCCCTCTGGCACGTAGTTCACCTGGAAGGTGCCGGTGAGCTTCCTGCTGAACATGAGCTTCGTTCCGGCCAGGTAGTAACTCGACCCAACCACATCCAGGGACGTGGGGTTGGTGAGGCCTGAAAACCGCACAGTGATGTCCCCATCGGTATTGACCTGATTGAACTCGTTGAGCCTGATAAGGCGTCCGGCGGTAGCGGTGGGCGACGCGCCGAGGAACGATGGGGTGCCCGTGACCATGTCAAACGAGTTCACGCCGCTCAGTGTTACTTCCTGAATCGCGTTGTAGATCATAGGGTTGATGTCGCACACGAGGTTTCTGAACTCGCGATAACCGTCATCGAGGAAGATCTCAACGTCCGCATCCGAGACGAACGTCTGGTCGGGCTCATCGATGTAGAGCCTGAACTTGGTAGCGACCTCTGCTGGCGTCATCCGAGACCTCCGAAGACGGGACTGATGAGTGCCTCCTGCCCAGCCGCCTGGGCGGACTGCGCGCTCTCAAGCGCTTGGACTTGTCCGGCCCTTCCGAGAGACTCCTCGGCCATCTGACCCTGGGCAGCGCCAGAGCCAGCCGCCACAAGGTTGGCCATCTGCTGGTTCAGGTTGCTGCCGGGGCCGGGCTGCCTTGGGAAGACCTTCTGCATGGATTCGGCCTGCTGGAACTCCATGTCGTTTGCTTGCGGGTTGCTGAGGGCAACAACCACGTCTCTGATGTAGAGCTGTCTTTCCTCTGGAAGCCCGTAGAACTCGTCAGTGTGGACGAAGTCGGAGAAGACCTTGAGCATCGACGCGATGTCGTCGGAGAGGAAGACCTCCACCTCGAACCCACGCTTGGTGGCTTCGAGCAGCTTCTTGGCGTGGGACATGGCTGCGACCTTCTCGGTAACAAACGCATTGCCCGTACGGAAGGAGATCTCCTTCATCGCCATCTCAGGCGTGATGAGGCCTGCCTGGAGGAGGTCCAGCACGTACTGGTCTCTGTCCCGCGCGTCCTGACGGAACGCGCTGCCGGCCTCGATGAAGATCTCAGGATCGTCCACGATGCTGGTGTTGCTGATGGCCCGGTACATGACCTTGCCAGTCTGGTCGAGCATCCGAACCATCTTTGGCTCTGCGTAGTGCTCCTTCATCAACTCCAAGACCACCTTGGCCAGGGACCGGATGGCCTTCTCGATGTTGCTTTGAGTCTCCTGGAGCTGAGACGTGTCGCGCTCGCTGAGGACCTGCATGGCCTTACCGGAACTCACGCCTACGGCGCGCTTACCGAGGCTCACCGAGTGGATGCCGGCCACGTCGTGCATCTCTGCCTGTGTTCGCGTGATGCTGTCGAGCACGTAGCCAGGAAGCGGAACTGGCTGAATCTGCTGAGGAGCGCCGCCGGCTGGGTTGAAGTAAATCTTCTCACCGGGTCGATTGGTCAAAGCCGAGGCGTTGATGCCCGCAGTCTTCGGGATGGCCCACTTGGGGTTGCCCATCAGCTTGACGTTGTGAACCACCTGGGTGCGCTGTTCGTTGTAGAGGCGCTGAAGGTCCAGCAGTGGCTGCATCAGGCCGATGCCCCACAAGCGCCCCGGGACCTCGGTGTAGCGGATGATCTCCACGGGGAAGGTCTTGGTCTTCCAGGTGCCCTTGTAGAGGTAGAGGTTGCCCGAAAGGATGGCGTGACGACCGTCTCGCCAGTAGACCTCCATCAACTCCACACGGTCATCCGGCACCGTATGAAGCTCGCTATCGAGCGAGTAGTCATCGCTGGCGCTTTGGGTGGAATCGATCTCATCGGCGTACTGTGGGTACGCCTTCTTCACATCCTCTTCGAGATGATAACTGCGCAGCGCAACCCACTGAGAGTCCCATGGCTCGATGACCTTCTCCTCGAAGAAGACGTCGTACGGGCTGATGGGGGTCGTGTGGATGGCGTCGTCGTCGGCGTCGTAGTAGCTGTGCATCGCCACGGTGCCGGTCACCAGCAGCCACTGGATGGCCCTGTGGAGCTTTGACTGCATGTCTTCGCGATGCCAGTAGTACTGAAGCGCTATCTCAGAACTCTTCGCCTTGATGATGTCATCATTAGACGGACTGGCCGGCATGACGGCGATGGACGGGTAGCTCAGCGTGAGGCGGGCGAGGATGTTTCGGTAGATGTTGAGCAGCAGGTTAACCGTCTGCCGCTGGCTACCGTCCGCCCTGGCCCGACGGTTGATGTTGTAGCTCTTGCTGTCTCGGTCGAACTCAAGCCACTGACGCCCTTCGAGAAACATCGTACACATATCCCACACGCGGGCGTAGGAGTTCTTGTCGTTACGACCTGAAGCGATCTGACTGCCGATGTTCTCTGGATACTCAGGCATCCCTATCTCCTCCAGCGCCGGTCAATAGGATTGCCGAAATAGTCCACCTCGATGTCTTCCTCAAAGAGCGGGTCTGCGGGAACGCTCTCATGCGGGAACGCGCTGGCGGGCTCGAAGGAGCGGAGGCTCTCTAGCCTGGGATCGAAAACGGCCGGCGGTGGCGACACACGCCTCGGCAGCGGGTAGGTTCGCCCAAAGTCCAGGTCGGGGGGCGGGGGCACCGGACTAAAGCCCATCCCGAATGTGGGAGTGGTGGGGGGTGGCGTTGCCACAGACGTGTCGCCGAGGAGCATCCCTGGCTCAAAGCTAAGGGGGGCCACACCGGTCGCTGTCGAGGGAGACGGCGGCTTGAGCGCCTGGTCCTGGACGATGGCCTTCTGTATGTAGGGGCTCACGGCGCGAGCGCCTGGCACGTACCGCTCTACCGTCGCCTTGGTCCCCTCCCCGCTTGCCCCGAGTCCAAGGCCTGGGCCACCGAACATCTCAATGTTCTTGGTGGTGGCAAAGAGGGGGTCAGCGCCGCCGATAGCGGTCTCGCCAAGTCCCGCCATGAAGCCGGTTGTCCATGGGTCGATGGGCTTACCGCCCTTCCCCTTGATGTGAGGGGCGGCTTCTTTGATCGCGTACTGGGTTCCATGCGATCCAGCCACCGTGCCGACCGCACTACCCGGCGCTGAAACCCCCGCCGTGACCGGCATCATGGCTGCGCTCAATGGGGCCAGTAGTGGAAGCGCCATAGATCACCTCGAACATTTCAGAAGGGGTCGGGTCTACATGGGGTGGGCAAAGGAGGAGGTCAAGCTCCTCCCCCTTCACCCGTCTCAAAGTGGTCAGAAACCTGACCAACGATATCTCCACGAACACCCCGCCAACAAGGAGGGCAAGAAGCAGGATGTCGTGGAGAATCGCCACATCACACCTAGAGCGTCACGCCAGTCAAGACGCCGTTGGCGTTGGGGCGGTAGCAGTAGTGGTTGTAGTACCACTTGTAGAAACCCTCCCAACTGTCGTAGTCCGAAACCCGCGACAGAACGCTTCCGTCGAGGTCCGCGAACTTGCCATCTTCAAGCACCGCGAGCTTCCAGCACTTGGTGTTCATGAAGATCATCAAGCCGTTGTCGACGTGACGGGCGCTCTTGATCGGAACACCGGCATACGACAGGCCCAGGAAGCCACCATCACCGGTAGTCGCCTTCTCGACGGGCTTGAAGATGTTGCCGCTGATAAGCGCGGTGTACTTCGCCCGCATGATCGGGTTCATGAGGATGAGGTCGATATCCTGGCCGCTGGTGACGTTGATGCCATCGATTATCTCCTGCATGCGCTCAAGCGTGAGCGCCTCGGCATCGCCGTTGCCAGAGTTGTCGGAGTCCATGTTGATGATAACCGACTGAAGCTCCATCGCAGTACCATCCACCGAGCCACGGTCGACCCCGAAGAGGCTCACGTAACCGAGGTTGCCGTAGATGCCAATCGGCTCCTCATCGAGGATTGCGTTCAGTGCGGCCGACGACGTGTCACTGATAACCAGCGCACAGGCTGCGCCATCGGCAACACCACTGGTGTCGAGCGCATTGGTGAGGCGAATCGTGCCAGCCGAGGGGTTGAACCCGGCGTGGGTGATGTCGATGGCCGCCAAAGTCGTGATGAACTCGTAGGTCACCGTGTCACCGGTCAGGGTGTCGTTGGAGCAGTCAACGACAGCGATGTCGATGTTGCCTCCCATGGTGTTGTACGCTGCGGCAATCTTCGCAAAGTCACCTCGGAAATCCCAGGTGGCAGCGGCACCCTCGGTCTTGTGCTGGTTGAGGAACCCAACGACGCGACCACCGCTTGTGAGCGTGCGATCAGCCTTGTTGCGAACATCGTCCTTGAGCTTGTCCATCTCAAGTTCGAGAGCGCCAACGAAGCTAGCCGTTCCGCCCTTGGCAGCCGACGCAATCGCCGGACCAGTCACCTGGAACCG